TTGTGGTAAGCCTGCGTACTGACATCGTGTTAGCAGTCAACTCCATCTCACCATACAGTTCTCCGACCGTCGAGTTAGAGCTTGATACGAACACGTCGGTCAACTCGTAGAGCATGTCGTCGCTCGATATGTGGACACGCTCCAACTCGGCAGGCGTGTCCATGACTCTCGTCGTCGTGAGCGACGCCGTGACCGGGTGCGACTCGAATACTCGAATACCAGCAATCTCGCTCGTGCCGTCACTGCTGGCACGATTCTGGATGTGAACCTCGGGGCACGGGCGCGGCTCTCCGTCAATGACAATGACCTCCATTATCACATGAACTGTGCGAGGCCGGACTGTGTACCCTCTGTAATCAGGTCGTCGAAGTCCCAACCCATAACGGTTGTGATTGGCTCTATCGGGTCACGGAGCGTCTTGTTCGCCATCTTCTCCCAGTCGATGAGGACACCATCCGGCAAGTGTTCAACCTCGTCTACGGCCACTGCGTCAACCTCTCGGTCAAGCTCCATCATCTGGCGCTTGTTCTTGTACGGGAGGTCGTCAGGAGCGTTAAGCTCTTGCTCCTCGTAGTCGTAGACCTCGGATAGTCCCGACGCCAGCGACACACCGTCGCAGTAGAACATCATCGGCTTACTGCCTTCCGACAGGTCCTCGTTATCGATGTGTTTGTTGGCGTACCTCGCACCACGGATGTGCGGCTGTGGCGTGAAGAAGTGGACGTACTCGTCTCCACGTTCGAGTCTGTTGCCGTTGATGTCGTCAATCTGGTCGCCCTTCTCGACAGTGGACTTGGACCAGCCGTAGTCGTACAGGCCGTTGTTGATAGCAGACGGCTTACCGATGTCAGCAGGGTCAACACTGCCTCCGATGACGGCATCCCAGTTCTCCTTGAGGTACTCGCTGACGGTCGTCTTGGCATCCTCTTCCTTCAAGATTTTTGTCAGGATTTCCTTCTGGACGCGAGCAGTGATAGCCGAACTGTCACTACGGACAAGCTCGAAGCCCTTGACCTCAACCTCGTCCACAAGGTCGCCCTCGTCCCATCGAATCCACTGCGCGTACCGCTTCTTCTTGTTCATAAAGAGGGCACTCTGTGCGTAGGACTCAATCTCGACAGCCATGTTACCGTCCTCGATACCGAATCGGTCGTACATGAAGTCAGGGTACGTACTGTCTACGTACTCTGCCGCCTCTTGCGCAACGTCGATAGTCTCATCGAGGCCATCGGCGCTCGGGACTTCACAGACACACGAGTCAGTGTCACCAGCGATGATGCTGGCGTCAGGGTAGCCGTACTTCTGTACAGTGTTCTCGAACGTGCTGGCGGTGTGCTTAATCACGTCACGACCCGCCAGCGTAATCGCCTCAGCGATGCGCCAGTCGAACAAGCGGAAGCCAACACCGTATGACACAGAGTCGCCCATACATCCGTAGACGCTGTTGGTAATCCTCTTCACAGCGGCGTAAGCCTCGTCGTCGTACTCGTCCTTCTTGTACTCGTACTTCATGTCAATCAGGTCGCCAATAACGTCACGGACGAACGACTCCTTGACCTCGGGTCGAAGAACGTATAGCTCGGTTCGGTCAGGCTCATCAGCCGACCGCTTGGCCGACTCGGAGCGCGTGTCTACGTAGACAGTGTGACAATCCTCCTTGCTGTATTGCGATTTCTCTAAATCGCTCTCGAATCCGATGATTGTCTCGGGAGAGGCGTTCATGTCCTTAAACAAGTTCGGGTAGAGCGAACTCAGGTCAGGGTACACGACGTTCTTGTGCTTCCCGGCGACCGGTGGGAACACATACGCACCCCAGTAGTGCTGAACGTCAGGCCGCGTACTCGTCGGAAGCGCAACGCCACGCTTCTTCGCCTCTCGCAAGTAGAGGATGTCGATGATGCCGATGTTACTGTCGGCAATCTCGCTGTACGTCGCACCAGCGATGCCACGGATGTGGTCGTACATGTCGAGGACGTTCTTCGACGCCTCGATTTCGACAACCGCCTCAACGTCACGAACGTTGTACTCCATGAACTCAACCGGCTCGTGGAGCCATCCCTCGTCCAAGTCGGCCACATCCTCCTTCCCGTAGCCAAGCTCTTCTTCCGCGATGTAGCCGAGGCTGTACGAACGCTTCTCGTGAATCTGCGTCTTCTTGTAGGCCTGTAGCATGTCGAACATCTCACGGCCACCCATGACCGGAGCGCCACGCTGTGTGACGAACACGCTGTCGGTCGGACTCGTGTCCTCGACCGTCCACTCATTGATGCGCTTACATCGGTTAATCCAGTACGGGTAGTCGAAGCCGGAGCCAATCTCGTTGCGTGACGAGTTCCAACCTGTCATCAGGTCCGGGTCGTGCTGGACAATCCACGCATTGAAGTGTGCCAGCATCCGAGCCTCGTTCTCGAAGACAGTTACATCGTCTGCTTCGAGCGCCTCAACAGTCTCCTCGTCCCAACTGTGGTCGCCGCCCTGCTCGACAGCATCAGGGTGCAGAACAGCCGCCTCGTACTCGTCAGTGTAGGAGTCGTGTATAGTGACAGCCGTGATGGGCTTCTTCGGGTCCTGCGTGTCAGGGAACTTGCCACCAGACCACACCTCGATGTCAATGGTAGCGACCCTTGGAGCTACGTCCGGCGGGTCGCTGACGGGTTCGAGTTCACTGTATTGAACTCGATTCTGGCCTGACGGAATGCTGAAGCCGACCTTGATGCCACTGTCGATGAGGAAGCGATTCGTGTAGAACACGTCAGCCTCCCACGTCTCGTCAAAGATGTTCGAGTCCTTCAGGTCAGAGACGTGGCTCGGGACCACTGTCTCAATCTTGACGAGGTTGCGACCATCGAGTGTCGTCCGTGGGGCGAGGTCCGTCTCGGTGAGAGCCGAATTGTTGATGTTCTCCTCAGAGGTCACGAACTCCTGTGCTGTGACTGAGCGAATCGTGGACTCATTGAAGATGTCATGCTCATGCTCCTGATACTCGTCCTCCGTCACGTAGAACGATGGATAGAAGCCCTCGACCTCTATCCGGCGACGGTTTCCGTCGCTATCGCGGCAGAACAACTCAACAATCGGCTCAGAGAGAAAGCTACCATCTTCTTCGATGCTATACTCAAGCGTGGTGAGCTTGAGATGTTCTCGCTGAGTAAGTTCTGTCAGACCCATATACGAATAGACGGACTATTCGTACATAAGTGTTTCGGCTACTCGTGTAAGAAATTGAATGCGTCAGTGCTTTCCACGAAAGAAAGCAGTACCTTGAGCGCCTTGTCCTTGTCCTCGAAGTTGCCGCGACTCGTGTGGAGAAGCCACGGACTCAGGTTGTCACGATAGCCGTCGTACCAGATGACGACAGGTACGTCGTTGTCGAAGGCGTGTTTAATCTCCATCGCTGACCCGACGAGGAACGCATCGTCGTCCCAGTGGACGAGCATCCCATCGGCGGACTCCACAGCCTGCAACGCAGGCTCCACGACTTCGTTCGGTCGCTCGTAGACTTCTTCGTCGCCCAACTCGAAGTCGTTCAGCGTGTAGGGATTGACGAACTCTTGCTCGGGCCATTCATCTTGCAGGTTGTCGTGCCACTGAAATGGTTTATCCCAATCACTAACAGCACCAGTCAAGTATATTTTAGCCATAATTATGCTTGGGGCCACTTATACTTAAATCCTTCGACTGGGCTACCAATATAGTCGAAGAATTTTTCTGTATGCTCCACGCCTATTCTAAGATTTTTACTCTCGGTTGTATTGGCATCTATTCCAGCTTTGATAAACATTTGTTCAAGTTTTTCTGACCGCTCATACTCATTTGTTATACCAAAGGATACCATTGGTCTAATATTTTTACGATTCTCCAAATGGCCGTCGCAAACATACCAGTTCTTTAAAATATTTGGAGTTAGTTTCAATTCTGGAATCACTTTTTCTCCTGAATCATACCACTCAGAAAATCTATTAAACGCAGGATTTCTACGAGTTGTTAATTTGTAGACATCGCTGTAATTACTGGAATCGGCATTAGGACGGAAGCCAGATTCCCGTAAACGTTTTGCACTTTCCTCAGCGGTTTGCGTATGTTTTACCCCTGTTGACATATTACCAAGAATATTGTCCAACCAAGTTAAGTACTCTTCATTTACCATTTCAATCTTAATCCTTGGATTAGCACCGCTCCTATCTACAGTACCATCACCCATCACTATACCTGTAAGAATATCCATTTGTTCTTCTGAAAGTGGAGGATAATCACAATCAGATGACATACGCCAGTGATTTGCCAAATTCGTTTTCGACTCGCCACATTGTTTGCATGTTGACATGTATGTCTATTGTACCTATAGACACTTAAACCTTTCGGTAGTCCCAGTTGAACTACAACAGACTATCACTCAAGTTGTTTGCTATAATTGAGAAAGTGGGTATGGAAGGAGTCGAACCTTCGTCCCGGCCATGTCAAGGCCGTATCGTAACCATTGGACCACACACCCGGCATGTGAGCGAGAGGATTCGAACCTCCAGCCTGCTCGATGTAAGCGAGCTATTCTAACCATTGAACTACGCTCACGAAAGCCGCAAGATGATTGGAACCAATTAGTTATTGTACCTCCGGGTACTTAAGTCTTTCGGTCCTTAGTACGCCTCGGTCCAGACTTCGAGTCCGATTCCCTCACCAGTCTCAGTCATCGCCCACTCGTAGTCGTCCTCGCGGTACTCAAGGCGCTCGATGGCAGAATTAAGCTGGTCTGCGCCAATGTTGGCAAACCGAGCATGATAGCCACCCAACTGATTGTCTCGAATCTCCACGTCGAAGTCGCCCGGA